ACCCCTCATAAAACCTCACTCGTATGCTTGACAATTCTGTATCGTTTACCATTGTCACGCTTTGTTTGCACGTAGTACTTCGCTTCGCCTACGTCGTCCGTTGTAAAGACCTGCGACCAAACATCGTCGTATAACTCAACCACATATGTTGTATTAACACCAATCATGTCTCACTCCTAAATCATGTTCACATATTCATCATTGATAATTGTCTGCACATGGATGTACCCTTCAGGCCAGTACGTGTAAGACTCTTTAAGTGCCTTCGCTGTTCTATGTACCGCCGCCTCGAAGTGTTCAAACATTCCTAGCTCTTCTTTGTAATACCAGAAGGGTATGCGTAACACTGGCTCCGCCGGTCCGTTGTATTCGTAGTACACGATTATCTCTGCGTCGTTACCAACGGGTCCATCGTTGCCAAACATCTTTGTGTGATCGTTCTCTGGTTGTTTCATGTCTCACTCCTTTGCGTCTATGAAACGCTGTAGCTTTCCCATCTCTTTAAGTTTCTTCAACGCGTCCCGCTCAATCTTCTGCACGGTTATGCGGTGCAGTCCTAACGCCTTCGCTACTTCCTCTTGCGTCATGTGATAATCTGCTGGGCTGCCGTGGTACTTCCGTTTGTCTGTCATCTATGCCTCAAGTGTTGCCTGTCCTGTCACTTCGATATGTAACCACCCTATCCATGCAATGTAACTGGCTCCGCTGTACTCGTCTGCTGGTACGTATGCCGTGGACAATCTAAAGGTACCAGTGAAGTACAAGTCGATCAAGTGTCTGTCCGTCTCGATAACGAGTCCGTTATTCCCAAAGTCTGTCACGTATTTGTAGTACCGTTTAGCCGTTGTAATCTTCATCGCATCAACCTCCCTTGTCTGTTTAATTCTTTCATGCGCTTTTTGTAACGTGCGTTGCGCTTGCGTCGTCGTCGGTTGCGTGGGTCTGTCCAGCTCTCATAAGCCCAGCAAAGACCAGCCCAGACTGGCACAAAGCTAAACAAAATTGCAATGTCAAGTAGTGTTGGGTTCATGCTGTCACCTCCTCCGCGTGTCGGTAATAAGCCTTCACAATGTCTTGGTATTGATAATCTTCACCGACCAAATCAAACACCCATTCACCGCCGTTGTGGTTTGTGCCTATCTCTTTTTCCCACTTGGTGATAACTTTCTCTGCCGCCCTCCAAGGGTTGCCGTAGTTGCACCCATGATCAAACGGTGAAATTGCCGTTGTAGTTCCTCCTCGACTGTTAGCCATTATGGCCTTTAACCGCGCGCCTTTGGTGCTTGTTGCTGATAAGTATTTCACTGTAATAAGTATAGCCATCGTCGTTTCTCCGTTGTTTGTGGAGCCGCTTACGCGGCTTTGTTTTTAGCTTTACGTTCTGCGCTTTGTTGCTCTGATAGCCTACGCTGTGCCTTTCTTAGATCAATACCGATTGATTCAAGATCATCGCGCATCTCTGACATTCGCTCGTAAGCTTTATTGGCTTCGCTCATGTGCCACTCCGCATACTCAATATCTCGATCATCTAAAGCTACATCGCGCCTCTGAATATGATAATTCCAATCCCATGTCGCATCTTCCAGTATTACAATTTTGTCTGCTATCTGCCCCGCGAATACCTTACAAAGTGTGTTGCTCATGTCTGTCTCCGTTTGTTTGTTAGACGCCAGAGATACTGCCAAGTATGTGCCAACAATAAAAACACCAACAAAAACAAACACTTAATTATTAACGTGCCTGATCTGTTACCTACAAGCAGTGTTACTTTGTTACCGGATGTAACCGATTACGTTACCTAAAGTGTTACCAGTAACGTGGCGAGTGTTACCTATTGTGTGTCTATTGTGTACCTATGGTGCTACCTATAAGGACCCACATAGACTCTCACACCTCACCTTTGCAGATCTACATATGCGCATATAAAGATACCTTTATGTTTGTCTGTACAGATCTGGGGCGGGGGAGGGGCTGTGTCTGTGTTAATTATATATGTACCCACCTAGACACAAAAAAGAGTCAAATTAGACCCTAAAATAACCCCTAGTTATCTAACAAGAAACAATATATAAATCAATAACATGAGCGGTTCAGAATCTGGACCGTGCTGGTACAGTTTAAAGGACAATGTAGTCTTGTTAAAAATAATGCTTGACAAATCCCTAAAAGTATGGTACAATAAATAGTATATTATGTCTTTAAAGATTCTTTACCGCGCTGAGTAAGATAAATTTTATATGATAATTATTAAATGTATGTCATATAAGCACGGTAACGAGACTTTAAAGAGTCTTATAAGAGGTATGTATGTCAGATGTTGATAATCCTCCTCGCCGAAAGCGTGGAAGACCGCGTAAAAGTGACGTTACAACAGTAAAAAAAGGTAATCGCAACGCTGTTGGTCGCCCGAAGGGTGACGCTGCCGTCATTAACGAATACAAAGCACGTATGTTAGCGTCTCCAAAGTCCCGAAAGGTATTAGACACTATCTTTGACGCAGCTCTTGACCATGATCATAAGAATCAAGCAGCAGCATGGAAGCTTGTTATGGACAGAATACTGCCCGTTGCAGCGTTTGAAAAGGATATTGTTAAGGATGGTGGTCGTAACGCCATTCAGATTAACATTAGTGGTGTTGGTACAGTAGATGTAAGTGAACCTACAACAGTTGCTACGTCTAGCGACATTATAGAAGGCGAAGTAGTCGATGAATCTTAAACATTTTGATCCTTCAGAGTTTAACTGTCAAGTCACTGGCACCAATAACATGGAGCGAGACTTTTTAGAGAAGATGGATGAGTTGCGTGAGGCGTGTGGTTTTCCTTTCCAGATTACCAGTGGGTACCGACACCCTACTGAGCATCCAATAGAGGCTGAGAAAGACGTACCCGGCACTCACGCGCAGGGCATCGCGGCGGACATAAAAATAACAAACGCCGTGTTTCGCCTTAAGATTGTAACGCATGCTATTCGTTTAGGATTTACAGGAATAGGGATTGCTTCTGACTTTATTCATGTTGATACTCGTGGTACAACGCCTGTTATGTGGACGTATTGATATGAAGTTTTCTCACGGTGATGCACTAACAGCAGGCGCTAGTAATACAATCCTAGAAGTACCTAGTGGCTATGATGCTATTGTTACTTACTTGTTTATCTCTAACACAACAGGCAGCAGTAAAAGCCTCAGTGCTAAGTGGGTACACAACGGTGTAGACATAGACTTTCTAGCAGGCAAGAACGTAGGCTCAGGTGAGTTTCTAGAGTTTGGTGGTCAGTACGGTGAGTTTCTAGTAGCAAAAGAAGGTGACACACTAACGCTTACACCTGAAGCTACTTCTACGTTTGTCAGTATTATTTCTTTTGAGTTAGTACCAGCAACACCAAGGCTAAACTTTTAATGGATTTAAACATTGAGTTACTGCCTTGGCAGCAAGATGTTTGGGCAGACGACACAAGATTTAAAATAGTAGCTGCTGGACGACGTACGGGTAAGTCTAGGTTAGCTGCGTGGATGTTAATTGTTAACGCACTACAGGCGGACAGAGGCCATGTATTTTACGTCGCACCTACTCAGGGACAAGCCAGAGACATTATGTGGCAAACCCTGCTTGAGCTGGGCCACCCTGTCATTAGTGGTAGTCACATTAATAATCTGCAAATTAAGCTTGTCAACGGTGCTACCATTAGCCTCAAAGGTGCAGACAGACCAGAGACAATGCGAGGTGTCAGCCTTAAGTTTCTAGTCATGGACGAATACGCTGACATGAAGCCAGAGGTGTTCGAGCAAATCTTGAGACCTGCTTTGGCGGATCAAAAGGGATGTGCGATGTTTATAGGAACACCTATGGGTCGCAACCACTTTTACGAATTATACAAGTATGCGGAGCTAGATGATGACCCTACGTACAAGGCTTGGCATTTTACATCTTACGATAATCCTTTACTTGACCCGTCAGAAATTGATATTGCGAAGAGAAGTATGTCGAGCTATGCGTTCCGTCAAGAATTTATGGCGTCGTTTGAAGCTCGTGGGTCAGAAATGTTTAAAGAAGACTGGGTCTCTTTTAGCAATGACGAGCCTGAAATAGGAGATTATTACATTGCTGTTGACTTGGCAGGCTTTGAAGAAGTTAACAAAAAGAAAACAAAAAGTTCTAAGCTTGACGACACAGCCATCGCCGTGGTTAAGGTCAGTGAGCATGGTTGGTATGTTGACAATATCATATACGGTAGATGGTCACTTGACGAAACAGCAGCTAAGATATTTCAGGCCGTTAGAGATTACCGTCCCGTGTCGGTTGGAATCGAAAGAGGTATTGCTAAACAGGCTGTAATGTCTCCTCTGGCAGACCTTATGAAACGTTATGGTACATTTTTTAGAGTAGAAGAGTTAACACACGGTAACAAGAAAAAGACTGACAGGGTAATGTGGGCATTACAAGGACGCTTTGAAAACGGTTACATTACATTAAACAAGGGCGAATGGAATAGTAGGTTTTTAGATCAGTTGTTTCAGTTCCCAGATCCTTTAACGCACGACGACTTGATAGACGCTTTAGCGTATATTGATCAATTGGCTAATGTAGCGTATGACTACGACTACGAAATAGAAGACCATGAAATTTTAGACGTGGTAGCAGGATACTAATATGACAGATTTTTATGAAAATGAACCCTTAATGGTCGAAGAAACAATTGAAGATTGGGTTATAACTAAGTGCGAAGATTGGAGGGATTACTACGAAAGTAATTATGAAGCAAGATTTGAAGAATATTATAGACTATGGCGTGGCATCTGGGATCCTTCTGACAGCGAGCGTCGGTCTGAGCGTTCCCGTATTATTTCTCCTGCACTTCAACAAGCTGTTGAGTCAAATGTAGCAGAGCTAGAAGAAGCTACGTTTGGACGTGGTAAGTGGTTTGATATTAGCGATAACATGGGCGATACGCAAAAAGAAGACGTATTGTTTCTACGTAACAAACTGACTGAAGACTTTGAAAACTGCATGGTACGTAAGTCTGTTGCTGAATGTCTTATTAACGCAGCAGTATTTGGTACAGGTGTTGGTGAAATAATCATTGAAGAAATGAAAGAAATGGCACCAGCTACTCAAGACATTATGGGTGGAGACTTACAAGCTGTTGGTGTTAATATTACTGATCGTGTCGTAGTTAAACTTAAGCCTGTACTACCTCAGAACTTTTTGATTGATCCTGTAGCTACATCTGTAGATGACGCTATGGGTGTTGCTATTGACGAGTTTGTAAGTTTACATCAAGTAGAACTTTTGCAAGAACAAGGAGTATACCGTGACGTATATGTTGGTCCTGCCGCTCCTGATACTGACTTGGAACCTGACCAAGACATAACAATCTACAACGATGACAAAGTACGTTTAACTAAGTACTACGGTCTAGTGCCACGAGAGCTTCTAGATTCCGCTCTAAGCGACGATGACGAAGAAGAGGCATCAGAGGAAGACTCAGGCTCACGTTACGTAGAGGCCGTTGTAGTGGTTGCTAATGGCGGTATACTTCTTAAAGCTGAAGCTAACCCTTACATGATGGGAGACCGTCCTGTTGTAGCGTTTCCTTGGGACGTTGTTCCCGGACGTTTCTGGGGTCGTGGAGTTTGCGAGAAAGGTTATAACAGTCAAAAAGCACTTGACACAGAGTTACGCGCACGTATTGATGCACTAAGTCTTACAATCCACCCAATGATGGCTATTGACGCCACACGTCTACCCCGTGGTGCTAAACCAGAAGTACGTCCCGGTAAGATGATCCTAACCAACGGAGACCCCCGTGAAGTACTTCAACCGTTCAACTTTGGCCAAGTTAATCAAATCACTTTTGCTCAGGCCGGAGCATTGCAGCAAATGGTACAGCAAGCAACAGGAGCAGTGGACTCAGCAGGAATTGCAGGTCAAGTTAATGGCGAGAGTACTGCCGCTGGCATTAGTATGTCTCTTGGCGCTATTATTAAACGCCATAAGCGTACACTGATTAACTTCCAACAGTCTTTTCTTATTCCTTTTGTTAAGAAAGCTGCGTACCGTTACATGCAGTTTGACCCTGAGAACTATCCTGTAGCTGACTATAAGTTTAACGCAAGCAGTACTTTAGGTATTATCGCTAGAGAGTACGAAGTTACTCAGCTTGTACAGCTGTTGCAGACAATGGGTAAAGACTCTCCGTTGTACAATACATTGATTCAGTCTGTTATTGACAACATGAACCTGTCTAATCGTGAAGAACTACTTGCAGCTCTGTCTCAAGCTTCACAGCCTAATCCGCAAGCACAACAAATGCAGCAACAAATACAACAGTTACAAATGCAGTTCCAACAGTCACAGACGCAAGCATTATCTGCTCAAGCTCAAGAGTCACAAGCAAGAGCTGCTAAGTTGGCTGCTGAAGCTCAAGCTGTACCTATGGAACTTGAGATTGATCGTATTAACGCCGTTACTCGAAACCTCCGTGAAGGGGACGCTGAAGATAAAGAGTTTGAACGACGCATGAAAGTAGCTGACACTCTTCTTAAAGAAAAGCAATTAGAAGGTAAAACTAATGTTGACAGACCACGAACTACGCCTGCTCCTGCAGAAAGTCAACCAAGAGTTTCAAGGAACGTTCCAGCGTCTAGCGGAACTGGAAGCCAAGGTGGAGGAATTATCTAATGCCAGCAAAGAAAGACCCAAGACTAGCACGGGCAGGAGTAAGCGGGTACAACAAACCAAAGCGGACGCCTAACCATCCTAAAAAGTCACACGTTGTTGTTGCCAAAGAAGGCGACAAAATAAAAACTATTCGTTTCGGAGAGCAAGGCGCTAAGACGGCAGGTAAGCCTAAAGCAGGTGAGTCTGATAAAATGAAAAAGAAAAGAGCGTCGTTTAAAGCACGACACGCTAAGAACATATCAAAAGGTAAAATGTCAGCAGCTTATTGGGCTGATAAGGCTAAATGGTAATGGCTAAAGATGTAAAACATTATAGGCGTGACGGTACTGAGTATACAGGTGGTACGCACAAAATGCCTGACGGTTCATTACACTCAGGTAAAACACATGGAAAAACATCTGTAAAACTTTTCCATTTTGAAGATCTGTCTAAGACAGCAAAGGAGAAAGCTATGCCCGGTTATGGAATGAAAGCAACAAAGCCTAAAAAGAAACCTGCAATGCCTAAGCGTGGTCAACGTGTAATGACCAACAAGAAAAACAAAAAGAAGTAACGACCATGGCTAAGTCGAAGAGTAGTCCTAAACCTAAAAATAAAGCTCTTTACTCACGAGTCAAGGCAGAGGCTAAAAAGAAGTACAAGGTTTGGCCTAGTGCATATGCTTCAGGTTGGTTAACTAAAGAGTATAAAAAGCGTGGTGGAACCTATGAGTAAAACCAAAGGCGGTCTTACTAAATGGTTTAAAGAAGATTGGGTAGACGTTAAGACTGGTAAACCTTGCGGTCGTAAGTCTGCAAAGAAAAGTAAACGTCCCTATCCTTCTTGTAGACCTAAAGCTGTTGCTGCAAAGATGACCGCAGCAGAAAAAAAATCTTCTGCTAAACGCAAAACAGGACCAGCTAAAATTAAACACGCAGTAACAGCGTCAGGACGTAGAAGAAAGTCTACAAAAAAAGCTTGACATATAACAAAATGTATGATATAATATTAATATATAGTAAACTTTAGAGGAATCTATGAATACCGAGCTTGAAACTTACTTTGATAACTACGCTGATTTATTCAACAGTGAAGGTTTCAAACAACTCGTAAGCGAACTTTCTAATAATGCAACACAGTTAGCAGATATTCAAACAGTTAAAGATCAGGAAGATTTGTACTTCCGTAAAGGTCAAGTAGCTGCTTTTGCTAGTGTTATTAATTTACAAGCTACTATTGAAGCTGCTCGTGATCAAGCAGAAGCAGAACTAGAAGAGCCTGTAAATGTTTAAAGTATTTGACTTTCGTTGTACAAACGGACATGTCTTTGAAGAATTTGTAGAAGGTACTGTTACAACCAGTAGGTGCGGTTGTGGTGCCAATGCTACAAAAATGGTATCTGCCCCATCCTTTCACCTCAATGGCTCCGATGGTTCATTCCCCGGCGCTCATATGAAGTGGGTGAAAGAGCATGAAAAAGCAGGTAGAAAATAAACATCTCCACAATGATTATAATCACGGAGTTTAATTATGTCACGAGCTACAATGCTTGATCCACAACCTGAAGAGGAAAATGTGGACATGCTTGAAAACGAAGTTGATGAGATTCAACAAGAGCCAGAAGCCCAAGTTGAGCAACCTCAAGAAGAACCAAACCTACCAGAGAAGTATCAAAATAAATCTCTAGAAGAAGTTGTACAGATGCACCAAGAAGCTGAAAAGCTTTTAGGTCGTCAGTCTTCTGAGGTAGGTGAACTTCGTAAGGTTGTTGATGATTACATTAGTACTCAAGCACAACCGCCAGCACCTCAACAAACTGTTGAGCCTGAAGACGATATAGATTATTTTACAGATCCTCAAGGTGCAGTCAACCGTGCTATTGAGAATCATCCTAAAATTAGAGAAGCGCAAGAATACTCTACGCAATATAAGAAACAAGCTTCTCTTGCTATGCTTCAAAGTAAGCATCCAGATATGCAAGAGATTCTTGGCGATCCTAAATTTGCTGAGTGGATTAAAGCTTCAAAGATTAGGACTCAGTTGTTTGTAGCAGCTGACCAACAGTATGATGCTGACTCTGCTGATGAACTATTTACACTCTGGAAAGAACGTAAAGTAGTTGCACAGCAAACTGCCAATGTTGAAAAACAGGCACGTAAGCAAACACTTAAGGCAGCTAATACAGGCAATGCACGAGGCAGTGCTGAAGGATCACGTAAAAAGGTATATCGCAGGGCCGACATTATTAAACTAATGAAGAATGACCCTGACCGTTATCAAGCGTTAGCCAATGAGATTATGGCAGCTTATGCGGAGGGTCGAGTCAAATAATCTAGGAGATTGACATGGCTACTGCAACTTATCCCGGTGCAGCGGGCAATACTGCAAAGACTGAAGCGGCTACTTTTATTCCAGAAATTTGGAGTGATGAGATTATTGCTGCTTACCAGAAGAATCTGAAGATGGCTCCACTTGTCAAGCGTATCGCTATGAACGGCAAGAAAGGCGACAAGCTTCACATTCCAAAGCCAACTCGTGGCGATGCAAATGCTAAGGCTGCTGACACTGCAGTTACTATCATTGCGAACACTGAGAGCGAACTGACTGTTGATATTGACCGTCACTTCGAGTACTCACGTTTGATCGAGGACATTGTAGAAGTACAGGCGCTTTCTAGCCTCCGTCAGTTCTATACTGAAGATGCTGGTTATGCTCTTGCTACTAAGATCGACACTGACCTGCACTCTTGCGGTACTGGTTTTGGTGACGGTGGTTCTGTTGTGTTCGGTGCTGCTGCTACTGACTACCAGCACAGCGGTTGCTTCTTCAACGATGGTGGTACTACTACTCAGTACACTGACGATACTATCGTTGCTGGTGACGTGTTTACCGATGCGTTCTTCCGTGACATGATTCAGAAGCTTGACGACAACAACGTACCAATGGAAAGCCGTGTACTTGTTATCCCACCTTCTGTTCGTAACACTATCATGGGTGTTGACCGATACGTGTCTTCTGACTTTGTAACTGGTCAAGCAGTAAGCTCTGGTCTTATTGGTAACTTGTACGGTGTAGACATTTATGTCTCAAACAACTGTGCAACTATCGAAGCCGCAGCAGACAACACTGCATCTTCTGTTGATACTCGTGCTGCACTCTTGTTCCACCGTGACGCTATTGTCATGGCAGAGCAGCAGGCTGTACGTTCACAGACACAGTACAAGCAGGAATACCTCTCAACTCTGTACACAGCTGATTGCCTGTACGGTGTTGAAGTATACCGTCCTGAAGCTGGTTTCGTTCTCGCAGTCGCTGAGTAACGATCTTAGGGGGTCAGCAATGGCCCCTTTTCCTTTTCTTTTGTAGGAGCAGTAGATGCCTTTATTTCGTGGCACAGGTGGTTCTGGTGAGTCTAGTACTGATGCGTATGCCTCAGAGATTGCTCAGGAAGCCCGTACTGCCTCTTCAAAAGCAAATGAAGCTGCAACGTCTGCTGCGTCTGCTTTAGCAGCACAGGCTGCTGCAGAGGCTGCTCAGGCAGCAGCAGAGACTGCACAGGTTAACGCTGAGACTGCAGAGACAAACGCAGAGACAGCGGAGACTAATGCTGAGACAGCAGAGGCTGCTTCGGTTGCTGCTCAAACATCTGCAGAGTCTGCTAAAACTTCATCAGAGACAGCTCAGTCAGCAGCAGAAGTAGCTAAGACAGCGGCTGAAACTGCAGAGACTAACGCTGAAACTGCAGAGACTAACGCTGCTGCTTCTGCTACGGCGGCTGCGTCTAGTGCAACCAGTGCTGCTGGATCAGCTACAACAGCCACAGCTCAGGCTACAACGGCTACGGCTCAAGCTAGTGCAGCATCAACGTCAGCTAGTAACGCTGCTACCAGTGAAAGTAATGCGTCTACTAGCGCAACTAACGCAGCAACTTCTGAAACAAACGCATCTACATCAGAGACTAACGCAGCAACGTCTGCTACCAATGCAGCTACCAGTGCTACTAATGCAGCCAACTCTGCTACGTCTGCATCAGGATCTGCTACGACTGCTACGACTCAAGCAACTGCTGCGTCTACTAGTGCAACTAATGCAGCTACTTCTGAGAGCAACGCTTCAACCAGTGAAACTAACGCTGCCTCTAGCGCCTCCTCAGCGTCCACCTCAGCCACAAACGCAGCTACTAGTGCTACTGCAGCGCAAACTGCTCAAACGGCTGCAGAGGCTGCTCAGACGGCTGCTGAGGCTGCTCAAGAATCTATTGATGGTTTCTTCTTAGGCGCTCAAGCATCTAACCCTACAGTTGACTTGAATGGTAACGCTGTCACTGCAGGGGATTGGTACTTTAACACTACTGACAGTACGACAAGGATCTACGACGGTAGTGCTTGGAACACTGTTAACCCAGACCTTATTGGTGACACTACACCACAACTAGGCGGTGACTTAGACCTAAACAGCAACGACATTACGGGTACAGGTAACGTCAACATTACGGGCAATGTAGTACTTACAGGTACTGTCGATGGTCGTGACGTAGCAACAGATGGCACTAAACTAGATGGTATTGAGGCTAGTGCTACAGCAGACCAAACAGCCGCAGAGATACGCACACTGGTTGACTCCGCTACTGACTCTAACGTCTTTACTGACGCAGACCACACTAAGCTAGATGGGATTGAAGCTTCAGCAGACGTAACAGACACAGCCAATGTAACAGCGGCTGGTGCCTTGATGGACTCAGAGGTAACTAACCTTGCACAGGTTAAGGCTTTTGACTCTGCTGACTACGCTACTGCGGCACAGGGCACTAAGGCTGATACGGCACACGGCTGGGGCAACCATGCTAGTGCTGGCTATCTAACTAGCTTTACTGAAACTAATGACCTGTCTACAGCAGTAACATGGGCTAACGTACCGGACGCTAACATTACGCAGTCTTCGGTGACACAACACCAAGCGGCACTGTCGGTTACTGAGTCACAAATTAGTGACCTTCAAAGCTACATAACTGGCAACGAAACCATTACTCTGACTGGAGCTATCACAGGCTCTGGTACAACATCCATTGCAACTACACTGTCAACGATTGACGGGGGAACTTATTAATGACCACGATTAAACTTAAGAATGGTTCTGGCGCACCAACGGCTGGGGATCTTGCTCAAGGTGAACCCGCATTAGATCTGACTAACAAGCGTCTGTATACAGAAGACTCAGGCGGTACTGTTATCGAAGTAGGTACTAATCCCGGTGTGGACGTAACCTTTGCTGATAACCGTAAAGCCATCTTTGGTGCTGGCTCTGACCTACAGATTTATCACGATGGGTCTAATAGCACTCTATCATCAATGAAAGTGGTGGCGGTGATTTACAAATTCAAGCAAATAAGACTGTAATACAGTCTGCTTCTGGTGCAGATGATTTTTTAACAGTTACTCCCTCTGCGGGTGTTGAGTTATCTCATAATGCAAGTGGAACGGTTGGGGTTAAGCTAGCCACCACCTCTACAGGCATCGACGTAACGGGTACTGTGACGGCTGATGGTTTGACTGTTAACTCTGGGGCAGAAAACTTAGTTGCTACTTTCCAGTCTACAGATACAGAAGCGCAAATTGCATTAGTGGACACCACTGGAACGTCAACAATTCGAGCAAGAAATGACTTTAGGTTTCACGTTAATAATGCGGCAACCCCTGCTTTAAAAATTGATTCTAATAACGACATTAGTTTCTACGAAGACACTGGCACGACTGCGAAGTTGTTCTGGGATGCTTCTGCGGAGTCGTTGGGTATTGGCACCAGCAGTCCAGACTCTGCTTTAGTAGTTCAAGGCGGACAAGGAACTTACGCACAAATAAAAGACGGAACAGTTACCACATTATTGCAAGCAAGAGGCCAAGATAGTATCGGCGTTGTTGGAACTTTATCTAACCATGGCTTTGGTTTTTTTACTAACTCAACAGAACGCATGCGCATCGACTCTAGCGGTAATCTTCTGGTTGGTAAGACATACACTGCCGCATCCATAGCAGGACAAGAGTTACGGGCTGGAGGATATACAGCATTTACAAGAAGCGGAGGTAATCCATTAGAACTAAATAGGCTAACGTCTGATGGAACCATTGTTAACTTCAGCAAAGACGGCACCTCAGTCGGTAGTATTGCTACCACATCAAGCAGACTTTCAATCGGCTCTAATGATGTTGGTTTGTTCTTTGACAGCACAAACGAAAGATTTACTCCGATTGACCAAACTAACCAAACTGACAGAGATGCCGCTATTGACTTGGGGTACGCCTCAAGCCGCTTCAAAGACCTTCACCTGTCAGGCACTCCTTACATTGGCGGCACATCAGCTGGTCAGTCGGTAATTCAAATGTTAGCTAATCCAACTAATGGCGCTAACACAATCCACTTTGGTGATTCGGCAAGTGGTTCCGACACTTATGCTGGTTACATTAATTACGCTCATGATTCAAACAGTATGCAGTTTGCTACTAACCAGTTAGAACGCATGCGCCTTGATAGCTCTGGCAACTTGTTGGTTGGGACTACTACACAACAGGCCAAACTTACAGTAGAGGTAAACCAATCATCTAGTTTTGTTGGGCATTTTAAAAACAGTAACGGAAGTGCTTACGGACTTGCTGTAGATACAGGCTCTGGCCAACAGATGTATTTTTATTTGAGCGGTGCTTATAAAGGAGGCATTACATCTAACGCTTCTGGAACATCTTACAACACCTCTTCAGACCAACGCCTTAAAGAAAACATCGTAGACGCACCTTCTGCTTCTGACGACATTGACGCCATCCAAGTACGTTCGTTTGACTGGAAGGCTGACGGTTCACACCAGAAGTACGGCATGGTTGCTCAGGAGCTACAAAGCGTTGCACCTGAAGCGGTGTCTGAAGGCGCAACCGAAGAAGACATGATGGGCGTAGACTACTCAAAGCTAGTACCTATGCTTGTAAAAGAAATTCAATCACTACGTGCCAGAGTTGCACAACTTGAAGGAGCTAACTAATGGCTTTTAGCCCACAAGAACGTGCAGACGCAATCAGTAGAGGTGCAAAAAAGTACTTTACTGGTCGTGCCTGCAAGTCAGGGCATGTTGCAGAAAGGCGAACTAGCAACGGGTGCTGTGTTGTCTGCGAGGCAGATAAACATCGACGCTGGGCTAAAAATAACCCAGAGAAATTAAAAGAGGCATTAATCAAAAGCTACGCAAAGCATGCTGAAAAGCGCCGACAAAAGGCGGCTGAGTATCGTGCAAGCAATCCAGAGGCAACCAAGTTAGCCAGTACAAAAAGCAAAAAGAAAAACCGTGCCTACTATACTTATCTCGGAGTCACAGCGACAGCAAAGGATTAAACAAGCAACACCAGCTTGGTTAGGTGATAGTGATACAGACTGGATGGTCAGCATATACAAGCAGTCTCAAGACATTAAAAGGCAATACGATGTTGCTACTGCTGTTGACCACATTGTGCCAATCAAAGGCGAAAACGTTTGTGGCTTAAACGTACCGTGGAATTTGAGAGTAACAACGCAGAAGTACAACTCTGCAAAGTGGAACAGCTTGGAAGAAAACTTACCTATTTACCAATCGCAAGGCAGTATTATGATTCACGAATCTGCACTTCCTTGGACATTAAGGAGCTAACTAATGGCCGCTACATTTAATTGGTCTATCGCCAACACTGAAAGATACTTAGATACAGGCGGCATTTTTGTCGTCCATTGGAGAGTAACCGCAGAAGAAACTGTCGGCTCTGGTGACAGCGCTGTGACTTACACTGCATCCTCTTACGGCACTGTAGGCTTTACACCTGACGCTGACGCTGACGGCTTTGTTGCTTACGATGACCTTACTGAGTCTGCTGTACTGGCATGGGTACACGAGTCAGTAGACCAAGACGCTACTGAGGCGGCACTGACAGCCAACATCGAAGCACAGAAGAACCCTGTGTCTGCTGATGGTATGCCTTGGTAATGCCTGAGATTGATGACAACACCAGAGTAGCTATACCGCTAAGGAATTTAGTTGCTCTTGGTGCTGGCATCGTTATGGCTACTACTGCTTACGTAACGCTAGACACTCGTATCATCTCTATTGAACACGGTCAAGAAATACAGAACATGAACATACTGGAAAACTCTTCGTTTGTTCGTGAATGGCCTCTAGGTTTACGTGGTGCGTTACCAGATGATCTTATACAGAACGCTAAGATTATGGCTCTGGAAGAACGCAACATAGAGATACACGAGTTACGTAGGCAGTTAAATAAAGTAGAAGTAGAGATAGGTAAGTTAAATGCACAGGTGACTGTAGATCACCAAAGCGGTAAGGAATAGTCATGTCAGATCTAGAGCAAGCATTAAGTCGGTTAGAAGCTCATGAGCGTGAGTGTAGTATTCGTTATGAAATGATTCAGATGCAACTGGATGCACACAATCAACGCTTTGACAAACTAGAGAAGATGATGACAGGTGGCTTTGCGTCTATTGCTATCATTGTGACTATGGCTATTGCTATCTTGGAGTTTGCTAGATGATTGAGTCGCTCATAGGGCCTGTTACAGGGCTTCTGGACAAGTTTGTACAAGACAAGGACCAGAAGGCTAGGTTAGCCCATGAAGTTGCCACAATGGCTCAGAGACACGCTCAGGAGCTTGCTAAGTCACAACTAGAGGTTAACAAGGTAGAAGCAGCACACAAGTCCTTGTTTGTCTCTGGTTGGAGACCTGCTGTTGGCTGGTGTTGCGTACTAGGTATGATGGGTAACTTTATGGTCATACCATTTACCAACTTTGTTTTAGCTTTATTAGCTATTGAAGTTACTATACCACTCATTGACCTAGAGACTATGATGCCTGTACTAATGGGTATGCTTGGTCTTGGTGCTATGCGTTCTTATGAAAAAACCAAGGGCGTATCAAGGGAAAAGTAAATGGCATATTATGTAGGTACAAAAGAGTTTCCTAGTGTTTATGACGCAATTGACTTTGTAAGAGTTAATGGTGGAACAATTACAAATACGCCTTCTGCCCCTTCAGATTCTACCTCTGCCGGGATGCTTACAGACTCTACTGCAGATACAACAGGTTACGTTAAAGGCGATCCTGTAAAACAAGCGCCTATTGTTAGGCCAGAGGCAGAGCCTGCTCCAGCTCCTGCGCCAGCAGAAATGACCTTTACGTTTATTGAAGGCTCTGAGCGTGGTGATGCTAGGCCCGGTGAATTATATGGTCAGTCAGTAGAGCCACAACAAGTTACTGAAAGTTACCTGCGAGATTACTTTAACGATCCCAAGCGCACTAACAGGCTACCAGAAGTATTTGGCTCATTTGATAACTACCTTGCTTATATGACTGAGCGTGAGGAGTTAATTCAGTCAGGTGAGTTAACGCTTGGTGATTGGGGTAGCGCCGGAAACATAAGTACTCCTTCAGAAACAATAACTCTAGAAGACGGTACTGTAGTAGAAATTCCTGCAATAGACATTGGAATGACTATTGGAGGAGGTGGTGAGCTTGGTATAAGTGGCGCAGGAGGCACTGGTGGCGCTTATTTAGCCGCTGAAGCTGAAACTAATCTACAAAGATCAGGTTATGAAGATTGGCTTAACTCTGAAGTTAACCAAGCGTTACTTGAAAAGTACGGTGTACAAACTACAGTTTACAGCGAGACTGGCGATCAGTTTCAGTGGAATGGTTCTTCTTATGTAAAAACTGTAGACATAGAGCATCCCGGTGCTGGTGATTTTGTAAAAGCAGGTCTTTTAGCAGCCGTATCGTTTTATGTTGGTGGTGCATTAACGCAAGCTTTAGGTCCTGTGTTTGGCGGTAACACTGCTCTTGCAGCAGGGGCTTCTGCAGGTATTACAAACTCAGCTACGCAGCTTTTAGCTACTGGAGAAGTAGACCTAAGTCAAGCTCTTCAGTCTGCGCTAAGTGCAGGTTTGTCTACTTCTGCTATTAACTACTTACAAGAGTCTGGTGCTTTAGAGACTCTTACAGAGTCTTTAAACGATCTTACTCAAGATACAGTACAGTTAGCTGACGGTACAGAACTACCAATTAATACTTACGGTAACAATACTTTTGTTACGCTTAGTGATGGAACAGAAGTTTTTTACAGTGATTTTATTACTCAAGCAGCAGAAGCAGGAAACGCTGTAGTTGCAGAAATAGATAGAACTACTTCTGATTTTATAAACATTGTTGCTGATGCTTTTGAGTCTTCAGGCGCTGCTCAAGGTGTTGTTAATGTTCTTGAATCAATGGAGTCTTCTTCATCTCCTTACCCAACAGCAACAGAAGGACAGGCTACTTTTAATTTACCGGGTTTTGGATCTGTTGGTGAAGAAGAACAACAACAGCAAACTGAACAAACAGAAGAACCTACAGAAGAACCTACAGAAGATATTTTTGCTGACACAACAGCAGAGGAAACAGGTCTTGAGGCTGAATCTACTATTACTGAAGAGATGTTTTCTGAATACTTTCCTCAGCCTGTTGAAGGGCCGCAAGGCGATCCCGGTCGTGACGGCGTTGATGGTATAGACGGCAGAGACGGAATAGACGGGATAGACGGTGTTGATGGCAGAGATGGTACAGACGGTATAGACGGCATTAATGGCATTGATGGGGTAGATGGTGTTGACGGTCGAGATGGTCGTGATGGCGTAGACGGTAGAGATGGCGTTGACGGTGTAGACGGTAGAGATGGTAGAGACGTTGATCCTGCAGTTCTTGAAGGAATGCTTAGTTCAAATATTGAACCTATATTAGCATCTCTTGAAGATCAAAATACAGAAATAGAAGGAATACAAACTTCTTTAGGTGTCCTTACAGAACAACAAAGTGAAGCAGTACGTGAGTTTGTCCGTCAAGGTGGTCAGATAGAAAATCTTGATGAAAACCAACAACAAATTATTAACGACCTTGGTGGCGTTACTGAAGTTGTTAATGGTCTTGCTGAAAACGTAAGCGGTTTACAAGAAGATATACAACAAGCTGCAACAGAAAGACAAGAAATAGCACAACAACAAGAGCAACAGTATCAAGAACTTACTGCGGGTCAACAACAAGCTGCACAAGATCGTATACGTATTGAACAAAATCTTATTAATAGTCTTGAAGAATATCGACAAGGATCAGCAACAGCTTTATCTGAAACTCAAATTCGTATGCTATCAGAGCTTTCAGGTGTTGAAGAAAGATTATTAGCAGAAGCCGCAGGAGACGCCGAAGAATTTACAAGACTCTTAGAAAGTCAAGGCAGACGTTTTGACGATATTACTGGTACTTTAAGGACGGATATTGCAGCCTCAGAACAACGCACAGGCGAAAGAATTACTGGTCTTGAAGAACAAATTAATGCTAATTCTGCACAACAACTTGCACAGCTTTTAAATATACAGTCAGAGTTTTTAGAAGGTATATCAAACGTTGAGGCTGCTGCTATTGCTAGTAGTCGTGGACTAAGCGATCAAATAACCGAAGAGCTTACAGGCGTTCGTGGTGAAACTGCTGCTCAAATAGAAGGCATGAACGAGCGTTTAACGGAACGTATTGATGCTTATGAGCAACAAACAGGTGAACAACTTGACATAGCTACTGAAGAACGAGCAGAACTAGGCGGTAGGTTAGGTACGTTAACAACAGATGTGGCTCGTGTTGCTGAGGATGTTATACGTGCTGGTGGTCGCATTGAAGAGCTGGACGAAGCAAGTAGACAGCGTTATGACCAGCTTGGTCTTAGTATTGATGAGTTGAGTTTACGTGTTGGTGTTAACTTAAACGCTCTTCAAGAGGGTATGTTAACTCAAGAAGCAGCAATGCGAGAGCTTATTGAGGAAACTTCACAGCAAACAGAAGAGACCTTAACAGAACGTCTTGAAGAAGCAGAGCAAGGATTTGCTACAAGCTTATCAGATACTGAAGCTAGTTTGTTGTCACAAATTACAGGCGTGGAAGCAGGTGTATTACAACAACTTGCTGAAGTTGAGGGCGGTTTACAGTCGCAGTTTGGTGAGCAGTTTGACGTAGTACAACAACAAGTTTCTGGTTTAGGTGAACAAGTAGCAGGTCTTGGTGAAGGTCTTGCTGGTCTTGGTCAAGGTGTTGCAGGATTAGGAGCTGGTTTAGGTGTGGGTTTGTTAGGGCTAGGACAGCAACAACAACAGCTTGCTGCTGAACTTGCTAGGCCAGATCCTATACCGTTTGATCCGTTCCTTAAAGGTCTTAGCCCGTTTCAAATGCTAACACCTATAGCACTTGCTCCACAAAAACAAACAGACGCTTTAGGCGAACTTAATAAATTTTTAGGTAGACAAACAGGAATGCTCGTATGACATACCTTAACTTAGTTAACAACGTACTGCGTCGTCTTCGTGAAGAAGAAGTGTCGTCTGTACAAGGCAGTACCTATGCAAAGATGGTAGGTGACTTTGTTAATGATGCAAAGCGCATTGTAGAAGATTCTTGGGATTGGTCAGCACTTCGGACTACGTTAACAATTACAACCACTCAAGATATTTTTAACTATGTACTTACAGGTAGCCAAAACAGAATCAAAGCACTTAATGTACTTAACGATACTGCTAATTTATTTATGGAGTATAAGACAGCTACGTTTTTTGATGAGGCTTATTTAATCTCACAACCACGTACAGGCGCTCCAACGTACTACACGTATAACGGCGTTGACAATAACGGCGATACGCAAATTGATATTTACCCAACGCCTGATAAAGCTTACACAATTAGGTTTAACTGTGTCAAACGTGATGTAGATTTATCTGCTGACAGTGATGAAACGTTAGTACCTACTATGCCTATCATTCACTTAGCTATTGCTTTGTTGGCTCGTGAGCGTGGTGAGACAGGTGGCACGTCTGCTCCTGAGTACTTCAACATTGCTAACCAGTATTTGTCTGATGCTATTGCACTAGACGCTCAGAAGCATCCAGAAGAAGTAGTCTTCTACACGCCGTGAGGTAGCTATGGCTCAACAATTACAAAGTATTAATCTTGTTGCACCAGCCTTCAAAGGAATCAATACAGAAGATTCTCCTTTGGCACAAGACCCTTCGTTTGCTGACATTGCTGACAACGCAGTGATTGACAAGCGTGGTCGTATTGCGTCACGTAAGGGTTACAGTGTTATCACAACAGACAAGACTGAACTAGGCTCTGCAAAGATCAGAGCAATTAAAGAGTTTGAAGACAACGCTGGCAACACCAAAGTATTTTCTGTAGGTAACAACAAAATACTTAGCGGTACTACAACACTTGTTGATGAAACACCTGTATCAGTTACGATTACTCAAGACAACTGGAAGATGGTAAACTTCAACGACAAGATTTACTTCTTTCAGCGCAGTAATGAGCCGTTAGTCTATGACGCTGTAGGAGGCTCTGTAGTGACCCTGAGCAGTGTTTCTGGCGCAGCAGGTGTTACTAGTGCTATGTACGGTAACGAGGTGTTAGCGGCTTATGGACGCCTCTGGACAGCAGACGTAAACAACGACAAGTCTACTGTTTATTGGTCTGACTTGTTAATTGGACATGACTGGTCTGGTGGTACTAGCGGCTCTATTAATTTGTCTAAGGTGTGGCCTGATGGGTATGACGAGATTGTTGCGCTGGCTGCACATAACGGACTGTTGATTATCTTTGGTAAGCATAGCATTGTTGTGTACCAAGGCGCTGAAGCTCCAGCAACAATGTCACTTGCAGACACCGTAGCAGGCGTTGGTTGTGTTGCTCGTGACACAGTGCAGTACACTGGTACAGACGTGTTGTTCTTATCACACACTGGACTCAAAAGCTTTGGTAGGACTATACAAGAAAAGTCAATGCCTATTACAAGTTTGTCAAGCACTATTTCTAAAGACATTATTGGTCTGCTGCAGAACGAGACTGAGTTTTATCGCTCTGTGTACAGCCCAGAAGAAGGTTTTTACTTGTTAACTTTTACTGCTCAAGACACGACCTTTTGCTTCGACGTTCGAGGAACACTAGAAAACGGTGCATACCGTGTAACACGTTGGCCCGGTACAGGCTTTACTGCTTATGGTAGGAAAGATGACGGCACATTGTTGATTGGTAACGGTGAAGGTATAGGTGAGTACAGCGGCTACAGAGACAACGGTAGTAAATATCGTTTTAAGTACTACAGTCCCGGTCTTAACCTTTGGTGACCCATCAAGACTCAAGATACTTAAGAAGCTACGTCCTACTATTGTTGGTGCTAACAGTGCTATTATGTTTCTTAAGTGGGCTTATGACTTTGGTACGTTCTTTCAGACGGCAGAGTTTACTGTAGGTAATCAAGTTACAGGCTACTTTAATGAGAGTGAGTACAACAGTACAGCAGAATTTACAGGTGGTGATCTTACGTCACGCCGTGGCATAAACACTACCGGAGGCGGTGGAGTTATAACAATTGGGTTGGAAGCAGACATAGACGGTTCAGGTTTGTCTCTCCAAGAGATTAACGTATTAGCACTAATGGGTAAAGTACTATGAGTAACTATACAAAGACCACTGACTTTGCCGCTAAAGACAGTCTACCTTCCGGAGACAGCGGTAAAATCATTAAGGGCGCTGAGTTTGAAACAGAGTTTGACGCCATATCTACAGCTATCGCTACGAAGGCGGACATTGCTTCCCCTACGTTTACAGGCACAGTGACAATTCCTGCATTGACTTTTACAGGTACGTTGTCTACAGGAACAATTGACGGAGGTACGTACTAATGGCTCTTATGGATCCATCAATTACTAACTACGGCACATTTAATCCTATGCAGGATGTTGCAACAATTGGTTCAACATTGCAAGGGTTAGGTGTAGATACTTCAACAGCCACTGCCGGTGGAGGTTTCTTTAGCGATCTTTTTGGTGGAATTAAAGATATAGGTTCAGCCATCTCTCCTGCTCTGCCGGGCATTGCTGGTACGTTACTGACAGGCGAAGCCTACAACCGTCTTAGTGATGTAGGTCGTGAGGCTCAACGTGAGGCTTTAGCGTTAGCTGAGCGTGGTCAAGCAGAGTCACAGTTTAGACCGTTTACTGTTACTACTGCTACAGGGGGTCAACTAGGTACTCGTGTTACACCAACAGGCGCTGTTGAAACAACAATGGGTTTAGCTCCTGAAGAACAAGCATTGCAACAACAGCTACTAGGCGGTGCAGGTCAGTTCTTTGGTCAGGCAGTACAACCTACTGTAGATCGTGAGCAAGCTATCTTTGAGCGTATGCGAGCAGCGCAGCGTCCTGAAGAGGAGCGTCAACGTCTTGCGTTAGAAGAACGTCTAGCTGCACAGGGCCGGTTAGGTACGTCCTCAGCAGCATACGGTGGTGCTACTCCTGAGCAACTAGCAATGGCGACTGCTCAAGAAGAAGCACGTACACGATCTATGCTAGGCGCTATGCAGCAGGCTCAGGCAGAGCAAATGCAACAAGCCGGACTAGGACAACAGTTCCTTGGTGCTGGTTATATACCGCAGGCACAGTTGTTGGCAGCAACACAGCCAGCACAGCGCATGGCAGAGCTACAGCAACAGGCTCAGTTGTACGGTACAGGACTCTTTGGTGAAACTGCAATGTCTGGTCTGGAGTCTAAATTGTTGGCAGAGCAAGCACGAGCTAACCTTCTAGGCGGTATAGGGTCTAACGTACTTGCTGGTTTGTTAACACCGCAGGTTACTAAGTCTGGCACTGTTCTTAGTCCCGGCGGCTTTGGTGATGTTGGTGATGTTCTTACAGGTATTGGAAGTGGTGTCGAATCAATCGGCGGCGCTCTTGGTGGCTTGTTTAGCGGTCTATTCGGGGGTTAATCATGGCTAAGTTTTCACAAGCATTTTTACAGAGCATGCTACAACCTTCTTATCAAGAGGGTTTGTTTACTGCTGCGCGTGGTATTGGTCAAGCTCCTCAGATGAGGGCTTTGCAGCAACAGCAGCAACAAGAAAAACAACAACTGTCTCAAATTGACACTAGCTCGCCCGAAGGGTTGCTTCAGTTAGCTCAGTTTTACCGACAGCAGGGTGACATTCCTAATGCTGTAAAGTACGAAGAAGCGGCACGTAAACTACAAGCGCAGGCCGCAGCACAAACCCAACTAAGCGCTTTTCAAGAGCAAGTAGCAGTAGCAGCAGAAGCAGCAGGCCTTACGGACCAAGCAGCGACTGCACGGTCTACTACGGACATGGACGAACTACGTGCTATCAGCAAGGACGTACGAGAGTTTCAGATTGAGCAACTACCTTTAGACAATCCTCAAGTTATCAAAGCAAGATTAAGAATGGCTGGGTTTACTGCTCCTCAGATTACTGCTATGGGTACTCTTTCGGCTGAAGAAGCAGACGACCTGTTGAAGGGACGGACTGGTAAGCTAGAGGCTTGGCAGGACTCAGAGGGTAAAATTCAGGCCGTCAACGTCAACGACTTTGGTTTAGTCTACAATGACCAGACTAACACATATGTCAAGGCCAGTGAGCTAGGGTTGGTTCGTAAGGCTCCACAGGTTCAAGAAGTTGTTGACAAAGGTCAAGAAGTAGGTGCAAGAGCAATGGCAGAAGCCAATGTCAAGAGTTTTGTTGAGTTTAACACCAAGGCTCAAGATGCTCGTGACATGATTGAGTTGATCGACAGACAGACTGCACGTTTAGAAGGCGGTATGCCTACGGGCCTTTTGGCTGAGACAGAGTTAAACCTTAGACGCTTTGGTGAGCTTATTGGTTTGCCTTATGACCCTAATGTTACAAATGCTCAGGAGTTTGTGTCTGAAGCAGGTAAGATTGTTGCTGACCAGATTAAAGACTTTGGTTCAGGCACGGGCTTGTCAGATGCGGATAGAGAGTACGCTAAGTTAATTGCTGCTGCTGACATTACCACACAGCAGGAAGCCCTGTTTAACTTGTTGAAGATCCGCAGACGTTCTATGGTTGAGACTGTGAATAACTTTAACAAGGTTAGAACTGCTACTGCAAAACGTGTAGGCGAACAAAATATGACTAGCTTCCCAAGCATAACCATGCCAGAGGAGCCAGAAGCACCAGAAGCAGAACTTCCCGAAGGTTTTGAATTGGACTAAGACATGAAGACAGCGACTAATCCACAGACAGGACAGAAAATATACTGGGACGGTGAACAATGGTTGCCGCTCAAGACTGCCACTAACAAAGAGACAGGAGAAGTTATTGGTATTGTTGAGGGAGAAACATTTACTGTAACCCCTCCACGCCCTCGTGAACCTGAGAGTATGCGAGAAATGATTGCAGAAACACCAGAGCGATTTGCGGAGACCCGTGAGCGTTACAGAAGTACTCTTGCTGGGGATGTTGAAAGACTGCCCGGTAAGTTCAGGGTAGGCACTACGCTTGCCGCTGGTGTTGGGGCTGCTGGAGAGACGTTAGGAGAAGTAGCAGGAGAAGCCTACCGTAGGTACACTCCTGAGGCTGTCCAACGTGGCGTCTCAGAGGCGTACGAAGATTCTATGCTTCAGCGTGGAATGGAGAAGGTCGGTGAGTTAGCACAGGCATACCCAGAGGAGGCTACTACTGCTGAAGCTCTTCTTAACATTGCTGGTGTTGGGCCGAAGATAGCACTCCCGTCTATCCCAAGACCCAGTGCTTCAGTACGTACGGCCTCAGAAAGAGCAACACGGGCTGTCCTAGAGGAAGAACGTAAGGCAGTAGCAGATAGTTTGCTACCTGAAGACTACGTCAAAGCTCCGGGAACTGTAGAGCCCACTGGAATGATGAACCGTAACGTGTACGTGCCTTCACCTTCTGAAGATAACGTGATTGACTACTTGGCAAAACTACCTGAGTACAAGGGTGACCGAAACCCTGCTGTAAACGCTAAGGTTGTAGACGGTCAACTAGCAAAGCATGAGGCAGATCTACAGTCGTACATCAAGCGGTCTAAGAACCCTAAGACCGACGTAGCCGACCTATCTAGCACTCTGGAAGAACTTAAGACAGGCTTCCATGATCTTGATGACTACGTTGAGTTGATGCCTGACGCACAGAAAAAGGTAGACTTGCTGATCGACACGTCTATTAAGAGACTTAGCGACAAAGCGTCCAAAGGTGGCAAGATCACTGCCAGAGATATTCTTGAGGTACGCCGACAGTTGGACAAGCAGATCTTCCGCAAAAAACCTTCAGCAGGTCTTGAGAATCCTGACTTGGCAAGCGCAAAAGAAGTAGCAGGTAAGTACGTAAGAGACGAACTGAACCAAGCATTCCTTAAGTTAATGCCTGATGACGAAGCCTATCGTTTAATTAACGGTATGTCTATGTTATTTAGGGCTAAGAACCTATTAGATGTTAAAGCAGGTAAGGCCATAAACCAGACCATGTTGGGAAGAACGGTGAAAGGCATCGAAGACTTTTCTGGTCTTCGTTTTCCTACTACACCATTGGCTCTAGGTGCTACTGCTGCTGCTGGTTCTGCTGCCTTAGGGGGCATGCCTGCAGTTGCGGCGGCTATTGGAGCAGGCACCGGATTAGTCGGTATAGCTCGTTTAGGTCGTAAAAGAAGGCGAGAGGCTATTATAAGAGACTTAATTAAAGCCACTGACCGTATGATACAAGGTACTAACGTAACTGCAGATACCATGGCAACCCTACGTGCTGATAAGGTTATGCTAGCACAAATGTTGGCTGAAACTAATAAAGAAGGGGCCGAAGCCCCATAAACTAAATCTCGCAGTTGTTACCCGTACAGGCTAACGTCTGTGACCCTTCAGTCATGTCAGAGTTTTCAGAGATGTTCCACTCAATAGTCTCTGGAAACTCTTCCTTCAACTTCTCATAAGTCTCTAAGTCAATAGGCTCATAAGGTGCTTGTTGATAGGTATGCTCTGAGTAAGGCAAGAACGATATACCACTGATCTTGTCGAACTTGTTATACAACCACTGACCTACCTCAAGAAACTCATCGTCACGATAGTAACAAGTCATTGACGGTTTGTGTTCACACCAGTAGTCCTGATAAATCTCCCATAGTTCTAACTGTTCCATAGCACCCATCTCAGAGGCCACCTACAGCCCCATCAGGAGACTTTATAGGGAAGCTGAATACCTTGGTACTGGGTGACATTACATCGTCCTCTACAGGGATTCCTGCAGCTTCTAGGACTTGGCAGAGGGGGTCTCTTGAGTCTGCTCTAACTCGTCTAATGTATTGATCTGAGTATCTAGGGTGGATGCCAGAAGCAGAATCAACCAACTGACTAACAGTACCGGAAGGTTTAACAGCAGTGATGGCAGTGCTAATATTAATACCAAGCTTAGTAGCCCATTCCTTATTAGTGTTAATCGCTTCTTCCTTGAGGGTATTAAGCCACGTCTTAAGTTTCTCACGATCTTCTCTCCCTGACAACATGGGGTGATCCATGATGCCTGTCAAGCTAACGCCTAGTAACGCTTCCTCTTCAGTGTTCTTCTGCCATACCTTACGAAGGTAACGAAAGTCTGTCAAGGTAGCCTGTAAAGTTCCAAGGATAGCCGCAGTACGTACTTTTCGTTGCAAGTCTGAGAGCGTATCGGTTGCCCTGACAACAACTTCCGATAGATTGCAGAACTGGTTTGGTCGTAGGATAATCTCGCTACATGGATTAGTTCCAAAATCATAGGTAGCATCTCGTCGCTCGTTCTTTGCAGCTTGCTTTTGACTTGCGACTCTAGAGAACATACCTCGCTCTCCTGATCGGGACTCGTATAAACTTTTCCACTCATTTAGGAATGCCTCAAAGTCTGGCTTTTCAGTATAACATGCGCTGTTGTTGGCTAGTCCCCGTTGAGGATTATCCTGCCACCACTGGCCTGACTTGCATCGTCGGAGTCTATCGTCAGTGAGGTTAGACAGACTGATGAGAGCGGACCTGCGTACACCGCCGACGACGACGATCTGTGCAATCTTACAGCACAAATCATGACATTCGATGGAGCTAAGTTTACGTCCAGCAGCCTCCCGAAAGACGCTGACTGTGAAGTTGAACAGATCGACAAGAGGCTCTGGACCAGATGCTCTACCTCCGAAGGTCTTAAGGGTTGCCCCTGCAGGTCGTACTCCAGACACGTCCCATTTTGGAAGTTGGCCTGAATAGAGCAAGCTAACAAGTTCCCTGTAAGCTTTAGCCCATCCAATTTTGCTGTCGGCGACGTGTATAACTGAATCGGTATCATGAAATTCCTCCGCTACTTCTGGTAGTTTAGATACGTATTGTCGTTCAACAGAGTAGCCTACGCCTGTACCGCACATAAGTACGTACATCATCTCATCGAACGCTTTAGGGTGGTCAATAGGTAAGTAGCTACAGTTAAAGCCAGCTACGTTGTCACGGTCAAGAGCGTCACCAGCGGTCATCAACGCTCTCATGCTAGGCATAACACCCATGTCATGAATGTCTGCAAAGATACCGTTAGCTTGTTCTAGTGTTAGCTTACCCTTCTCAATCCAGAAGTTTAAGTAACGGTCAATTGTTTCTTCCCAAGTCTCACGGCGCTGCTCCTCTGGTAGGTAACGTGCGTAGCGTGACTTGTGAATGTATTGTTGATATGCGTCCATTAAGATTGCACCTCTCTGTCTAACAGTAATTGAATGTAGTGCATGGCTTTACGTAGATCCTCGACACCGTTCTTGTCACGCCATCGGGTTATGTACTTTACTACGTTAGCCTCACACCAATCAAGGTTATTGTCAATAATAAAATCGATAGGTTGAATGTTATAACGTGCGTAATGGTGTCCGCCCACTTGTCTTTTGCGGGCATCGTCCCACTGTTTAGGTGTTGCATTGTCAATACTCATCCATACTTCCTTTTAAGATAACTCATGCTAATAGGTAGCTCATCAAAGGAACCGTTGTCTACCTCGTTTAGCATCCATATTCCAGACCAGCTACCGTTCGTTTGAGGGTTTAAGTAGCCTTCACTGTGGTTGTAATATATACCAGCAAACAATCCAGTGATGTTACTACCGTCTGCCTTACGTGCGTAGGCTATGTCTCTGTCTTGGACGTGTCCCATGATGCACGACATGAACTTCTTTTGCAACATGAGTTTTGCACAGGTGACTGGTCTGCCCATGACTCCGCTCGTGAAGTAGTGACAGTACGCGATGCCATCGATGATGATTGGTTGTAGAAAAGGGACAACCTCCCATCCTGCCTCTTCCAATAAGAAATGATCATAGCTCATAAGTCCTTCTAGTTTCGGATCAGATTCAATAGCACGTTCGATCCGCTGTTCGTGGTTACCTAACAAGAATACCATCCGTGGTGTCCATGTCTTCTTCTTGTTACTACGCAAGCGTTCCTTCTCTGCTTCGATAGGCGCTAGGAAATGCTCCATAGCGTTCTGTCCTGCTCGTATGTCTCGTGTGTACCGCCGTCCTTCAAAGGACTTTTTACCTACGTCATAGCTACTGAGACTTTCCATGTCCCAGTGATCCCCCAGATGAATGATAACGTCAGGCTTTGTTGCGGCTGCATACTTACCAGCCCAGTACAAATGATCAACACTGTTACCGGGCTTGACTTGCGTATCAGGTATTACTAGGTGTCTCGTCATTGCTTTTTACTCCATCCGACAGGACAGGTTTCTGGTGTGTACCATGCGAAACCTTGCTTCTCTGCCCATTCTTGCATGGTGTATCGTGTCCCGTCAGCTCTACGTCTTGCTCCGGGCATTGCAGTTCTTGGGTTCTGGAAGACAAAGACCAGCTCCTCCTTCTCCCCAAGGCTGCTGTTAATGTCAACATATTTCCTCGCCTCTGCGCGGTCACGGAACCTCCCTTTAGCTTCAATATATATAGTAGAATGTGTACTGTAATATACAAAGTCAGGCTCGTACGTCTTGACTTGGGTATATGTTAACTTACCAACATGGTACTCGCATCGTCTGAACTTCTGGTGAAGGTCATACTCGAACCAGCTATCGTACCCTTTAGGTATGTTACGCTTCGTTCTCTTCACTTGGTCTTTCCCATATTTGATTAGGTTCACGACGTAGCCAGAGCAGCCTAGCGTTCTCGATGACACGCTCTTCTGTCTCCAACAACTCAACGCACTTGTTGAACATCTCTATCTCTGACAAACCTTCAAGGATCTTCTGAGACTTTTTCTCACCGATGCCGTGTACACCCATGATGTTATCAGCTCTATCGCCCATGATGATCTGACGATAAAAGAATAACAGTCCTTCCTCTTCAGTAACAGAAGACAGTTCACGCTTGTTGAAGTTGTAATGTCTGCACGGTACTTGTTTAAAGTCCTTATCAAGACTGACGATGATGCTGTCAGGGATGGTGGTAGCGTCGATAGCAATCAAGTCATCAGCTTCCTCATCTTCTGATACAACAGCTTTCCAGTCTTCGATCAGGTACTTACGTATAGCTTCAAGGTGTGCAGGTTTTTCTACGTCCTTACGGTTACCTTTGTAAGGCGCAGTCACAGCCACGTCGTTACGAAAGTTACCCTTGCCTGTCAGGTAGACACGGTAGTCTGGTTCGCCGTCTATCATGGTGTATAGATCGCTTACCAGATCAGACAAGAAACTGCCCGTAGTATAACAGGCAGTCTTGACTGACTCATCGTCGCACTTGAATGCACAACGATAAGCCACAATGTCACCGTCAATCAGGATCACAACGCTTCCGCTTCAGAGACTGAGTTGTCAGCGTATTCGATCAGGTTAGTAACCTTCATCTTGATCATGGATGGTGAACGTCCTGTACCAACAGACCAGTCATAGTATCCTACAACAGCAATGGCTTCAGATCCGTTAGCGATAAGAACATCTTCAGGAATCTCAACACCGTTCTCATCTGTTAGACGCATAGGGTTGTTGCTCTTCATGGTGATAAAGAAGCCACGGTCATCACCCTTGTTGCTAGGTGCAATACCCATCTCTTCGATGGCCTCAACAGCTTTATCACTGAGGTTACCAAGCTGAACTTGATACTTGTTACTGTACTTGTTGAGCTTGTTACGCTCGCACCAGTAGACGGTACCGCGTACAGTGATGGGTGGTAGTTTGTTTGCAGACATAAGTTTCTCCTTAATGTGTCTCTGCCCAATTGTTACCTACTCTATACTCGCCGTCTAAGGGACACCGTAGGCTTAGTGTCTCACCGGCGATTCTGATTGCACGTACACCCTATACGTCCGACTGTGTCAGCGTAGTGGGCAGGTGTTTCTATCTGCCATTCATCGTGTACGTTTGCTACAAATCTATGTGGTATATACAGCAACTTAGCATTCAACAGTGTCAAAGCTTCTTTCATAACGATAGCTCCAGCACCTTGAAGTAGCGTGTTTAATGCGGCGTGTTCTGATCTGACTCTGAGCTTTCGTCCGTCGAGTCCAGTAAGGACGCCTGATGCAGCCTGTCCGTGAGTATCTCTTCTAACTCTTTCAAGAGACGGCGTGTTAGAAAGAAATGTTTCTTTAAGTCTGCGTCCAGTAACGCTATTTCCTCCAACGATAGCTCCGATCTTAGCATCTCCGGCTCCATACAGAAACGCATAAATGAATGTTTTCGCAAGAGGGCGGCTCTCAAGTCCAGCTGCTCGTTGATTAGCCGTATGAATATCGCCATTGAGTATTTCATTAGTATAGTCTTCGTCATCCATGTAGTGAGCCAACATACGTAGCTCTAGTCCGCTGGCATCTATACCAACCAACTTGTTACCTTCATCCACTGTCCAACATGAGCGGCACTCAGTACCGAACGGTGCAGATACTGCCGGTACTTGTGCCATGTTAGGTGATAGGTGTGTCATGCGTCCTGTCACTGCTCCGTTGGTAATGACTCTGCCATGTACTCTACCATCGTCCTTGACAGCTTTCAACCATGAATCTATCTGAGCTACTCTCTTCTGCAACATCATGTAACGTGCAACAGCTTTAGCTTCAGGAAGATCTATACTGTCCAACACCTTCTCGTCAACGATGATGTTACCCTTCTCAGTCTTCTTAGTAAACGTAACACCAAGACCTTGCAGTCGCTCTGCTATCTGCTTGCGTGATCCGGGATTGAACACAGTCACCTTGTCCTTCAGTCGCTTACCTGTCTTCTCAGAGATACGCTCTTCAACGATGGGCGGGAAGATAGCTTGTAACTCTGCTTCGATGTTGTTCATCTCAAACATAAGATCCATCATCAACTTCTCAGCGAATGGTGTGTCAAGCTTGAAACCGTTGCGTTCCTGCTCAGTTATGATCCAGCCTATGCGATGCTCAAGATCAATACATTTCTCAGAAAAGCCCTCTTTAAATAGCTGCATATCCAACCACTTGTGTACACGCTCAGTTAGTTCAACGTCAGCGATACAGTACTCGATCATCTCGTCTGTTAGTCCACCGTCGTAGTCTGTAAAGTCGAGCTTGCCTGTTCCTCCAAGGATTGTTCCCCAGTTACGCAGTGAATGTCCACCTTCTTGGCTTGGATTGTAGAGTCTGGAGAGGTATAAAGTATCCACAACAAGATGCCTAGGAATGCGTACGTCCCAAACACTATCGAGAACACGACAATCAAATCCAATGAGATTATGTCCGATAACTTGTTCCGCATCATGCAACACCTTCTTCAAAGACTCTGGTGTCGTATGTACTTGGGTGCTGTTCTTCACCTTCGTAACGGCACACCAGATCGTTGAGTGATCCAAGCTTGTTTCTATGTCCAAGTAGCATGTATTCATTGTATCGCTCGTTCAATTCGTTACGTTCAGGCTCATGGTTAAACTTCTGGTAAGTCTCCATCAACTGTTCCTGTTCCAATATCCAAGTCCCAATCTTGCTCATGGTGTATCATCTCCTCTATGTCTGCGAGTGTTCGTAGATCAGCACGGTCAATCACATCTCCGTCATCTAAACTAACAGCGAAGCATCTGTTGCACAAGTCTACAAACTCTTGGCTAACAGCGAATCGTCTTGTAGCTTCGTAGTCTGTCAGCTCTACGTCACACGCTATACATCTCATTCAATAAGTTCCTCTACCGGCGTCAGCTTGTACTGATCTAAAAAGTAGGCTGGTTTGTTTCTACCAAAAGGATCGCCCCAGTTTTCCTCTTGCACTATCTCATCGTAAGTAGCATAACCTACTACACTATATTCAGGAAAGCTACCCACCACTAACAAATACAAATCACACTGGCTGTTGTTCTTGTGAGGCATGATAATAAGTCTGCCTGTTCTGTACTTGGTTGTCTTCACATCGACAGTCTTACCTTTACATATCAAGTCATGTGCCGGTAGTTCGCTTGCTTGAAAGTCTGTCTCAATATCGTAGTACACGTTGAGTATCTTTGCTGCTGCCATCTCAGAGCCAACGCCATCAACATCAACATCTTTATATGACTTAGTGAATAAAGTGTCAGACAGTTTGTTGTTAAAGCCTTTCTCTCTAGCATTCTCGTAACGCATACGAGCGATAGACTCACAAACTTTCTGCTCATTCTTACCTAGCTTATAAGACAGCACTGTCCTTCTCCTCACGCTGTGTTAATCGTCCAGTTGCCTCGTTGTAGAATACCTCACACGCCTTGCCTGTCTTACCCGTGTACCTGTTCTTCAACACACGCAGCACGGTCGTGTTTCTGACAACGGCGTCGTCACTCTGGCTGTTACGCTCCGCACCAATGACCGCATCAGAGAGCTGTGCAATCGACGCAGAGCCACGTAACATACCAAGGCTAGTGACAGCACCGTCCTCCAACTGCTTCCCTTCAGGGCGTCGTAGGTGGCTCACAAGGAACATACAAATCCCCATCTCCTGTACGAACGTACGTAGCTTAGTCATGATCATGTCCAAGGCACGTCGTTCATCACCGTTGCTCTGGTCAGACACCAAGATAGAGACGTGATCGAGTACGATATAACGTACGCCTAGTACCTTGACGAAGTATCTCATACGGCCCAGTACGTTTTCTATCTCGTTACTACCGAAGTGTTCCCACAGATAGACACGGTTCTCATAGTCCATCGTATCGTACACAAGGTCAATGTCTTGGTCGTCGTACTCACAGTCAGGTAGGTGGATAGGCTTGTTCAGTTCAAGACCGACAAGCCCACGCATGGTACGCTCAGGCGTCTCCTCAAGGAACATCAACCCAAGGTTGTCCTCAGACTGCGCCATAATGGAACTGACAATCTCACGTAGCAGTGTAGACTTACCTAGCCCAGAGCCTGCACAGATCGTCACCAGCTCCGCCGTGCGTATACCGTAAAGGTGTTTGTTCAGTCCCTCGAATGGGTACTGTACCTCTGCCTTGGTGAGTGGCTTCTTAATCAAATCACGTAGCTCACCAGCACCAACAATACCTTCAGGTGTGTAAGGCTGGGCAGACCAGAACACTTTGGTGTACATCTCCGCCTGATTGTTAACAAGATAATCACACGCATCCTTGTAGCCGTTGACGTGCTTAACAATCCTCGCCTTGTTACCGAACAGATCAGCACACTCCTTCGCTGCCTTCTGTCCCGGCTCGTCAGCATCGAAACAAATAACAATGTTCTCGAAGCTGTTCAGCCAATCATAAAAAAGGCGACAGTCCTTTGCCGCCGACGTTGCACCGTTACGGACACTGACAACGGGATACTTACTACCTGTCATTTGGTGAGCCGCTAACGCATCATACTCACCTTCAACGATAGTCACATACTTACCACCTTCAGGGAACAAGTGTTGGCCATACATTCCTGCGTTCTTCCAATCTCCAACGATACTGAACCGCTTGTCAGGGTTACGAACCTTAGCAGCTATCGGCTTTGTTGGATCGTCAGGGTTGTAGTAACCGAATGTTGTAACTTCACCTTGCTTGAGTGCTGCGTACTTCTTCGCCGTCGTTCCTGTAATGAGACGGTCAGTAATCGTACGGTACTCCGCTGTGATTAACCGATGTTCTGTCTGACTGAACGATGGCTTTGGCGCATCGCTGATAGATCCTAGCTCTCTCACGTTATCCTTCGTTGCGGCTTTGGTGTACTTGCTACAGTTAAAACAATAACTAGAGCCGTCCTCGTTGTACGATAACGCATCACTGCTACCGCAATCTGAACACGGTTGGTGCGTCTCAGTGAATGCCATAACGTCCTGCCCCCATGTCAGTGTAAAGCTCGTCAACTTCTTCGTCGTCCATTGCTTCTAACAAGTCAGTAAAGAAACCACCTGCGATGTTCATAGCTTCAATGAGCGTCAACGTCTCAAGCTGTCGTTCAACAAGCTCACTTACTTTCTGTTCTTTAGAGATACTCATAGGTTAAATACCTTATAAGATAATATTTTTAAATTAAACTTTTCTGCTTCTGTATAGATTATAAACACAGCTCACAGTTCTTCGTCAACAATGTGTTCAATAATTTTATCGTAGACGTGTTGATCAATCATCTCAACCAGCTCAACTCCGTGCCACTTGACAGAGTCGAGGACGATCAAACCATCCTCGCTGGTAAACTCTACGGTAATGTCAACCAGTATTTCTACGTCAAATAGATTACATTC